AGTAAAGAAAAAAAGCTACGTATTGTAGGTGAGTTAATAGGTAGAAGTAAACGCATAACAGAAGATGATATATATAACTGTATGTTAGAAATAAATAATAATAATAATAAAATAACTATAAGTAAGTTAGCTAAATTATTAAACTGTACTAGTAGAACAATACATAGAAACATAGGTGCAGAGTTAAAACGTGAGAAAGAATTGTTAAACAAACAACTATGAAACATTATAATATACAGAACTATATTAGATATAAAACTGATTTAGAAAAAACAATAGCAAGAATAAAAATAAAAGAACATTTTTCTTTATATGATAGAAATACATTAATAACTTTATTTATGCCTCTTGTAGAAAATATAGCTAGAAAGTTTGCAACATCACAACAAGCTAGTGGTTGTATGAGTATATTAGATATAATACAAGAAGGCAATTTAAATCTATGTAAAGCCGTAGATCGTATAGACTGGAATAAAATGGCTGAATCTGATGATCAAGAAAAAACAATGAAAAGCTTTTTATCTAAACGTATTAAAGGTGGTATACGTAGAGCTATAGACACAAATAGAGGTCAAATGCGTTTACCTGAACATGTAACAAATAATATACGCAAAAACTTTGGTAAAGATAAAAAAGCTGTGGCTATGTTTTTTAACAGTATATTTTTAAGTATAGACTCAGCAAGAGAAGATGATGATATGTTTATGCAAATAGAAGATAAGTCAGAACCATATAACCAAGAGTTTTTAAATATGTATTTAACATCATTGCTTAAACAGCATTTAAATGACAAAGAGTTTAATGTATTAAGATTAAGTTATGGGCTTGATTGTGATAAGCATTCAGCTAAGCAGATAGCTGAAAAATTAAATATAGAAGGAAGTGGTGCTTATGTAAGAGTATCTCAACTTAAAAGACAAGCAGTTGATAAACTTGTAGAAAATGTAGATCACTCGCAAGTACTTGATTACCTGTGAGTTACTAATGTAAAATGAATTAAAAACGTGTAATTATAATAATAAACCAAATACCAAATTATGAACAAATTAAACCAAAAACTAGCTACAATTCAGACTGAGTTAAAAGCTAAAAAATCAAGTTACAACAGCTTTGGTAAGTATTACTTTCGTAAAGCTGAAGACATCTTAGAGGCTACAAAGCCTTTCTTATTAAAACACGGTGTTACAGTTATTCTTAATGAAGAATTAATTATGACCGACCCTGTTCCAACAATTAAATCAACAGCAACAATATCCGATGGTGACAATGCTATACACGCTACAGCTATTGTCGGCGTAGACTTAAACCAAAAAGGTATGCAAACAGCACAGCAGTTTGGTGCAGCATCATCTTATGGTAAAAAGTATGCACTAGGTAATTTATTCTTAATCGATGATACAGCAGACGCAGACTCAACTAATAACCACGGTAAGTCTAATGCAGTAAATAAAATTAAAGAAGCAGCTAAACCAACTATAACAAAAGAGCAGTTAGCTAAAGCAAAAGAGTATGTAGCTGCAGGCGGTAGTATTGATGCTATTGAATCTAAATACAAATTAACAAATGAACAAAAAGCAAATATTAAAAAGACTCTGTAACGATGAAGATTACTATGGTGAGTTTGGTAATAAGTTTTTATCTAACTCGCATATAGGTAAACTATTGAAAGATCCGTTACGAGCGTTTGAACCAAGCAAGCCATCACCAGCATTTTTAATAGGTGGATATTTTCATACTTGTATATTAGAACCTGGCAAAATTGATAAATACAAAGTTGTCAAGTCTAGTACAAGAAATACAAAAGCTTATAAAGATGTTGCTGGTGGCGAGCTGTGTCTGCTACAACATGAGGTAGATACAATTGAATTAATGCGAGAAAAAGTAATGAGTAATAATATATGTAAAGATCTTATACAAGGCCCACAAATCGAATACGAACAGCCACAGATAATAAATATGTTCGACAACGATTGGAAAGGTAAAGCAGATATTGTTAATCATGAAGAAAAACTAGTTATTGATTTAAAAACCACCGCTGATATTGAAAAGTTTAAATGGTCAGCGTCAAAGTATAACTATGATTCTCAGGCTTATATCTACAGTAAGTTGTTTGGATATGAGATGCTATTTATAGTTGTCGATAAAGCCACGCATAATATAGGCATGTTTGATTGTTCACCTGAGTTTTATGAACGTGGGGAAGATAAGGTGCGTAGAGCAGCAGAAGCTTATGATCTGTTCTACAAGACCAAGGACTTTGATCCTAAACAATATTTCATAAGCAAAACATTATAAAAAAAATTATATGGCTAGTATTATTAAAGCAAGTATTGACCTAACAAAAATACCTAAAGATAAAATATACGCGGGTAAAAAAGGTAAATACTTACCAATTACAATAACCTTGAATAATGACTTAGATCAGTTCGGTAATCAAGGCCCTGTAGTTGTAGAACAAAC